ACCCTGATCGGAGATATCGCCCCAGAGGGACCCGTAACTTGTTGGTTTTCAACGCCCCTTTTCCTCCACATGGAACGCCAATGCCCCTGGTGCAAGTCTCTTGCATCTATCAGTCTCAATAGCCAATCTCAATAAGAACTTGAGACGACACGCTTGAACGCATCGATCAGATCGACAGGATCCACCATGCCCCATGCGTTGTGCGTGCGTCCGATCTCCATTTCGACACGGCGAACCAGGTCAAGGCCTGGGTTGCCTTGAGTCTCGTCTTGCATTGGTTGCTCCACATCTTCGATAATCTCGATTGACTCAGCGCCGTGCATAGCATCGACCTGCTCGACATCCTCGACGGGTTGCACTTCAGCCTTGGCCTTTGCTGGCCGTCCTCTTTTCTTTTGTTGGTTCATAGGTTGGGTTGGTTAAGCTGCCATCATCAGCAGCAGGAAAATGATCGCGCCGATGATCAGGAGCATAGCGCATCCAGTGCATCCGCAGCATCCTGCCGCTCGGCGCTCTTGGTTATCCTCGCAATGAATCACCCTAGCAGGGAGCTTCCTTGCGATTTGTTTTCGACGCCCTTCTTTATTCGGTTTCATTGCGATCTCGTTTGTATGCCACCCAATAACCTTTGCGACCCTTGAGGACGAGCTGCACTCGGATCGGTGATTTCTCGATGGCCAACTGGAACTGTAAACTCCGCAGGAACTGGTGGACCTCACATCCTGCAGCAAAGCCCAGAAAGTCGGTCAGGTGCTTGGCCGCACTCATCTCTCGGCCCAGAGCATATCGGAGGAAGGCGATGCGGCGAGCGTTGCGGACATAGCATCTCCTGCCGTGAGAATGCACCTCGCCCCCGTTGATCGGTAGCAGGACCGGCGACTCCCACCCGTCGAGGATGGCATCATCCAGGTCGGTGTGGTAAGTCTTCTCAGTCATGCGTGGGATTTGTTTCACTCGCTCCACTGCTTGGCCATTGCGTCGGCGATGCCTTGGAAGGTGGTGCTTCTAATTTTCCACCGATCCTTTGTCGGCGGGAGTTTCCAGATGCGTTGCTCGCGCCCCCCCACGATATCAGTTGGAACTAAAGCAGGAAGGTTCTTGAGCCACAGGCATGTCGCCTTTGTCTCGCCATGTCCAAACTGCCAAGGCTGGATAATCTGGTCAGGCTTTCGGATTTTGCTGGATATGACTGAAATCGGATTCTCCAACGCAATGCGCTCAATCGGCGCATCAAGCAGGAACCTGACAAAGTCCAGCGCCCGTTGCTGTCTCCCGTCTCGGATCTTTTCAGTGAAATGCCTTGCGCCAGAAACCGCTAGATCGGTGCATGGAGGATGCGCGATCATCAAGTCCCATCCATCAAGCAGAATCTCGCGCACATCACCTTGATGATGAATGCCAGGTCGATCAGTTGGAAGAAGATCGCAACTCATCGCGTCATGACCAAGGGCCGCGAATGCATCGCGGACAACGCCGGAATACTCGCACGCGATTAAGACTTTCATCTCAAAACGGAATATCGGAATGATCCACCTCGACCACCGAAATCGATGGAGCAGACTGCGGGATGCCCTTGGTCCCTTTGTTCTGATAGTTGCCAATGATCGGCCCCTTCTGCCCTGCCATGCGACGCTCCTTGCCCAGGTCTTGCGTGACAAAGCCGTCGTTGCCGTATTGGTCAGTCCCGCCCTTGTTCTCGAAAAGAACCAGGTCAAGGTATTTGCCGTTCTTGCCCTCAAAGAGCGCCGTCTTGTCGATCTTACTGACGTTAATTTTTGCTGTGATCATATCTTTTTGTTTTGGTTCCAGCTACGACGTGCAGCCGGGAAAGTGTAGGACATGGAGCGCCGCCTTCTTTTGCCCATGTTCGGAATGTCTAGGGTATTGTTTTGATTGCAAGAGGGTTTTCAATATTGACGCTTTTCTCGGAATGTTGTTATCGGTCGGTCGAACTCAAAAGATATTGGCCCCATTTTCCCGCCCCGGCATTTTGCAACGATCACCTCGACATCAACGACGGGATCCTGCGAATCCGGCTCAGTTGGATTGAGTAGAAGGATGACGTTCGCGTCCTGCTCAATGGCCCCAGAATCGCGAAGGTCTGATTTGACAGGCCTTCCTCGCTTCTCGGCATCTCGGTTGAGCTGGGCGAGCGTTACCACAGTTATATCCAACTCCTTGGCGAGCTGCTTGAGGCCATCAGAAAGTCTTCTCACCGCATCCTCTCGATTGCGGCTCCCTTCTGGCTCCTTGATCAATTGCAGGTAATCGACAAAAATAACCCGCACGCCGCTTTGCTTGACGAGCTGCCTCGCGCTCACTTGGATGTCAACCAGCCGCATGTCTGCCCTGTCATCAATCCATAGCGGCCACTTGTGCGAGTTGTTGATCGCGTCCCTCAGCTTGATGAAGTCCATTTTCCCGATGTCTCCTCGGGCAAGCTTGAGAGAGTCGATCCGCGTCTGGCCGGATAGCGAGCGGATGGCAAGCTCCTCGGCGAACATCTCAGCCGAATAGATCGCCGTCGGCACGTTGGCGGAAACGAGGTTTTCAACCAGGTTCATGAGCATGGCGGTTTTCCCTGCTCCCGGTCGAGCCGCAAGCACCCAGAGCTGTCCGCCTTGGTAGCCATTGGTAGATGCGTCGAGGCTTTCAAAGCCCGTTGAAATGCCGGGGATCTTTCCTCCCGCGACTCGGGCGTCCTCGATCATGCCCACCGTTCGGCCTAGGATCTCGCCCCATTGCCTCGACTTCGCCACCGATGCGGTCTTGAGGAGGCTTTGAATCGCGGTATCAGCGGCTTGAATGACCTGGTCAATGTCCGTGAGCTGATCGCAAGCCGAAGCCGCCAGCGCATGACATTCGGTCGCTAGACGCCGCCTCTTGGTTTCCTTTTCAGCGGCTCGCAGGTAGGTAGCCGTCATTTTGGGCGTGGGAACGTCGCTAAGAAGCTCCGTGACTGCTCCCGCCCCTCCTACAGCATCCAAACGCTCGGAAGCCCGTAGGCGCGAAATCAGGGCCACCAAATCCAATTCTCCAGCTTCTCGTCGCACGCTTTGCATCGCCGCCCAGATTTCACGATTGGCTGGATGGTAGAACAGATCGGATCCAGAGGGGTGGAGCGCGATCTTGTCGAAGGACTCGGGCCACTGGAGGGCGCAGGATAGCAAGGCACGCTCTGCGTCTTGATTGGAGGGCAAGCTGGTCATCGCGAGTTGCGGTAGATGTCCGCGCGTTGATCGTCGGTCAATTCGCCCTCTTCGCAGGTGAGAGGCTCATCGTAGATGGTCGCGGCGATCTCTCTCCAGTTGGCCGGGATTGGCAGCTTCTTAGGCTTCGGTTCTGCGGCGTGGTGTTGGACCTCGCCCTTCGGAGCGGCAAAGATGCCTTGGTAGTTCATCGCCATGGAATGCCTCACAGCTTGGTCGAGAGCTTCGTCGCTCATGCTGGCGAGTTTGCTCAACATCTCCTTCCATCCGCTGGGCTTGTAGCTTTGGCCTTTTTCCGCTTTGTGTTTTGCCCAGAGGAGGAAGGTCTGTTTCCGATTCTCAGAAAATGAATCGGGGAAAGAAAGAGGCGACTTGTTCGCCGATGCGGCTTTGCCGCTCTTCTTTTCTTCTTTTGCTTTTGCTTCTGCTTCTGCTTCTGCTTTGTCGGTCTGAGGCGTTACGGAAGCGTTACTATGCGTTACGGAGGCGTTACGGTGCGTTACGGAGGCGTTACGCTCTCGGTGGCGGCGTTGCCGCTCAGAATTCGCCTCCTTGGCCTCGGCCAAACTTGCCATCTTGCGGTATTTCGCGTGGTTCAAAAGCTCCCAGCCCCCGTCGATCTTGGCGATTCGACGCCCGTCATTCTCGGGAGTTCGCGAGTAAGGATCAGGCCCTAGGAACTTGGAGATGGCAATTTCGGCGTCACTGATGCTGACAGCCGCCAATCTGGCCAGACCTGGTATGGATGCCTGCACCTCGCCGTTTTGATCTGCGATTGCCAACATCGTAATCCAAACGATGCGCGTCTTGTCATCCTCGGTCCAGATCGTGGACGTTACGATGGAGTTGAAAAGCTTAGTGTAATTTGGCATAACGTTACTGTAACGGTGGAGCGTTACGGAAAGGTTCAACAAAATGAATTGGATCCGCAACTAGAAAAGCTCAGTCTGGAGCTTTGCCCCGGCCAAGTTTTCGCAAGCTTGTTTGAAATAGCTTTCCTTGAGTTCAGATCCGACAAATTGCCGGTCCAACGTAAGTGCCCCGACGCCCTCGCTCCCAATGCCCGTAAATGGCGAGAAAACCAAGTCGCCGGGATTGCTCCAAAGCTCAATCGCTCGCTCAATCACATCAAGCTGCAACGGGCAGATGTGCTTTTCGTCTTTGTGATCGCGAGCGCCATCTCGGTTGAGAACGCGGCCTTGATCGACCGTCATCCAGACCGGAGACGCGACCTCCTGCCACCATGAAACCGGATACTTGTTTCGGTCTTTAGTGATCGGCTTTGGATTCTCCCCTGGTGCCCGAAACACCAAAAGATAATCCGGCGCTCCTACTCTCGATCCAGCCGAATCAGTGCAAAGCGTCTTGTGAAGAAGCCCATGGGCCTTTGTCCTCTGCATCTCGGTCACTGGGTTTTTCCAAATCGTGACTCGCGCGTGAAGGGTAAAACCGTGCTTCCAAAAAGCCCTGATGATCTCGCCAGAGAAGTCTTGAAAGCCGATGTAGCCGTGCTTCCATTTGGTGGCGAGAAGATCAACGCAATGGACGGCCACTTCGCGGCCTGGGACAACGATCCGCGCCAGCTCGGCGATCAGAATCTCAAAATGCTTCGTGAACTCCTCCAAATCGTTGCAATTGCCCATGTCTTGCAAATCGTCCGAATAGGTGAACAGATCTGCAAACGGAGGCGAGAAGACTGAAAAGTCTACCGAAGCATCCGGCAGGGATTTGGCAACGCGAACGCAATCACCGTGATAAACTGTCCATCCTTCTCCTTGTCTCTTTTCGATATCGGTTTTCATCGTAAGTTCTTTTGTTCCTTCGCGGAATGCCGCCGCTGCGATTTTCATGCTTTCTTGCATCTCAGAATGTTGGTTAATTTTTCGAGAAATTGTCCGCATGATAGCGCCTTCGGTCGTTGCATGGATAACGTAGGCGTTTACTTCGCGAGTCTGGCCAAAGCGATAGGAGCGACGGAGCGCCTGGTAAAAGTCCTCGAAAGAATAGGACAGGCCAACAAAAGCAATGTTTCGGCAATGCTGCCAATTCATCCCATATCCAAAGATTCCGCTTTTCGAGATCAGAACGCGAATCTTGCCATCAACAAAATCAGCGGCGGCGGTTTCTTTCTTCTTAGCGGTATCTGAGCCGCGAATCTCGACGGCATCAGGAATCGACTTTGCGAGCCTTTCGCTTTCGTCGTTGGTATTGCACCAAACAATCCACGATTCATCTGATGCATTGACAAGATCGGCCACGGCCTTTACGCGAGCCTCTGCGGTCATTCTCATTTCTTTATGCATTGTAGTCGCTGATAAGGTTGCGTTGCGAAAAATCTCGCCATCGTTGGCCTCTCTCGTTTCATCGACATCAACGATGACGGTCTGCAGGTTGAGATTTGGCAGCGAGTATCCGGCGTCATCATAGCCAATGTCGGACGGCTTTGAGACGCACGCGGCCCATGACGCTACCCACTTCCAAAACTCGCCTTCAGCGTGCTTCTTCAATCGCCAATCGCCAGTGTTGAATGTGTCGTTGATGAAGAACGTGCAAAGCATTTGTTGAGGTGTGCAGACGCCAAGGAAATCAGCGTGCTGGCCGAACTCGGTATAATCGTTAGGCGATGGCGTAGCCGTGCATGCAAGCTTGTATGGCGTGTCAACAAATCGCTCAGTCAAACGATGGCGCGTCTTCCCGGTAAAGCTTTTTAGGATGCTCGATTCATCGAGGACGACTCCGCCAAAGTCCACATAATCGAAATTGTCGAGCTTCTCGTAATTCGTGATCCAGATGCCTTCGCCGGAAATCTGATCGCCGGATTCGACGACTTGAGCGGTGATCCCAAAATGCTCGGCCTCTCGTGCTGTTTGAGCAGCCACTGAAAGCGGCGTTAGAATTAGGACGGGCTTTCCAGTATGTTGCCTGACCTGGTGCGCCCACTCAAGTTGCTGAATCGTTTTACCTAGGCCGCAATCCTCGAAAAGCGCGGCGCGACCTTTCTGCACAGCCCATCTGACAACATGCGTTTGCCAGTCGAAAAGCGGCGCAGTAATCGGCATAGGCTTAAATCCGCTCGGCTTTGCGTGCTTTGTTTTCGCCTCAATAAAGGCGTCGTATTCATCTAGGTTTTTCATCTCTTTTTTTACTTTGCTCTGTATTTCCTCTGATATTCCCTGTTGTTCTCCGCGCAAATCTCGCATCGCGTCCGATTCGGCACGGCCAACCTAGCGCAGATAGCGCATCTACCGGCGGCGATCTGCTTGTTCTGCCAGCGGCGGTTTCTAATGGTTTTTCCGTCTCCATTCATTTCGTAACCCTTTCCATTTCAGCGTTGTGGGCGGCTGCGAGTTCTTCCCAACTGATCGCAAGGCTCTGAACCGTTTTACCTGTCCATGGTTCCCACTCGACAGGGACGACTTCGCGGATGTGGACCTGCCTCAACGTGTAATCGCTGCAATGGGTCTTAGCGTCCTCCTCAGTAAGATAAATAAACCCCATGTATTCTTCATCAGGAGCATAAAGGTTGATCCAGCCCTCAATCCTCTTAGGCTTTGGGCGGTGTTGCTCAATAACCTCGATGAGGGTCCGTTCCTCTTCACTGAGAGAATAGGGCCGGATCGATTCCGCGAGCTTCAACGCGGCTTGTAATAGTTCGTTTTGTTCGTTCATATCAATCAAGTTTGAGCTTGAACATCAGCGAAATCACAGCCTCACGCTCCGTCTCTCCGCACTGGGTTTCCACCTCGCCAAAAAGCTCAATGGATGCCTCCCAGTAGGAATCGGACATGTCGAAAACGTAGAAGGTTTCGATGCCTAGACGTTTCGCGTCTTTCTTCCAACGCGGCACTTCGTCTGCCATGTCGAGGAAATCGGAGACGCTCATTTCGCCCTCCCGTCTTCAAAACGAGTCCATTCCGCCATTGTGCGATATGCGTTGAGATCAGCGGACAGCTCCGCGACCTCGCGATCATGCTTGATCTCTATTGCCCATGCTGCGGCGATGCCCATTGAAAGGCCGAGCAGCATCCCTGCCAAAATTCCGTATGTCTCTCTCATGATATATCTATTTCTTTAATCTCGTATCTTCCCTTTTTGTTTTTGCGCCACCCGTGGACCAGAATGATCCATCCGGCTTTTCTCAGATGCTCTAGCGCATCAGATTCAGTCATCTTATTGATGCGGCTTTTTGTATTCGACCAACTGGTTGATTGCACTGCTACAGTCTCCCCATCGCGGATCGCGAGGATGTCGATGATCCCGAACAGATCCTGTCTAATGCGAGCGTGAGGATTCCACTTCTCGACAACCTGGACCAACTGACACGTTTTGCGCAGGTGGGCCAAGCTGCGAGCGGTGGGAGATTGTTTCATTCTCTACTTCCATTCAATGATGGCTCTAAGTTCGTTCATGCGTGCTGAACATTTAGACCCGTCGTGCTCAATTCCGTCCGGCGAGTCAATTCCTTGCAGCCAAAGCCAGTGGTTTTCATCATGATCTAGATCAAAGTCCAGAAGGCGAAACGCAATCCAATCAGCCCCATCACTCCATGCCTTGTCATTCCAGATTAACAACACTCGCTTTCCAATTAGGTCTTTCATGCTGAGGCGAGCGTTTTGATTTTGGCCGCAAAGTCCAAACGAAGCGCCTTGTCGAGGATGTGGTTATTAGGCAGGTGATCAATGCTCGGCAGGATCTCAGGTTTAGCCGGTTCGATCCGTGCCGGTATGACCTCGCGCTTCGATGCTGGGATCAGCTTTCCGCGAACCATTTTGGCGTCTTTCGCCGGGATGATTCGGGCCGGAATGACACGCTCCTCACTGGCATCGATGCCCGTCTGGAAATCACACTTTCCCCCAAGGCCAACGTAGAGATCGACTCGGCGCTGCATCTTGTTCCGTTGCTGAGAGGTCAGATTGAAATTGTCGATCTGATACTCGGGAAGAAGGCGGCGAATCGCTGCGAGATTGAATCGGATGGTTCGCGTCCCGCCAAGGTGCTCAAGGTGGTAGATGGAAACGTCTTTCATTGGCTCGCATTGGTTTGCATTTCCGGCGCGTCAACGAATCCGTCTAGCTCCTCCTCGTCCTGATAGGCCGCGTAACCAGGGCGACCGATCATGGCAACCTTGCCGCTAGTGATGCCTGGCCAAAATCCGCTTTTCGTCGCGGCAATGATCCGGTCGATCTGGTTTGCCGCCCATTCGTCACCTGCCGCGATGTCAAAGGCCGGAAGCTCAGTCACTGCCACCTCGTAAGGTGCAGCGGAATCCTGCCAGATGAACCGAAAGCGGCTCCTCTGGTCGTCGGGGTGGCAGAGGTTCCAGAGCTTGAGGTAAAGGGCGCTTTGAACATGGTAGCCAAAACTGTCTATTGCCTTAGAAATGCCGCGCGGGGAGAAGTCGCTCGTCGTTTTGAAATCATAAAGGCAGGACTCCTTTTCCGGCGCAAGGTCCACAAGCGCCTTAAAGTTGATGCCTCGGATTTGGTTGAGGAGGACCACCTGCGTCTGGCTGGAACGAAAGACGGATCCCGCAATCGGATCGGTTTTGACTCGATCAACGGCAACCTGCACGCTCGCGGCCATTTCCGCGCTCACGATGATCTTCCCTTGAGCTGTCGCAGTGCCGCGCAGCAACTGCGCGGCCTTGGTTCTGAAGTCAGGATACGGGTTGTAAATAACCGTCTCAGCGACCAGTTCCGGCGTTGTTAGGTGGCAGTCAATCAGCGATCCCCAAGTCATCGCAGAGGTCGGCGCAAAGTCACGCGGGGCGAATCGCCATTTCCATAGCGAGCAGTTGCGCAACTCCCAAAGACGCGACTTGGAAAGCCACGAATCAGGTCTGAATACGTTGGAACGATCCAACGTCAATTTCGCGTGGTAGTCACGCGGAGATACTTGTAGGGCCGTCATGCTTAGAGCTTGTTGCCGCGGACGCGGATGCATGGGGTGTTCGCGTCTCCGAAGGCGGCGCAGGTCGTGCGGTAGATCGTGACCTCCTTACCGTGCCAGGCCTCCGTCTCGTTGCCGTGCATCCGGCGGATCGTGCGAGCATTGGTCTTGTTGAGAACCCACTCCTTTTTAACCTTGGCGAGCTTGATGATAGGCTTGTCCATGATTCGCCCGTCTTTTCCTTTGTCGTCTTTGCCGGGCGCGCGGACGCTCTCGATTGTGACCGTTACATCGCGGTCGTCTGGTAGGTCTTCGGCTTCAAGGTAGCCGCTAAATAATTCGCTTACTTTCATCTCTTTTTATTCCGCGTTTATACCATGCGCGCCCCGGTTTGTGCGGAATCAGGGAAGCCGAAAGGTGATCGAGCGCCCGTGAATAGCGATGCGCTCAAGGACAATCTGATGGCCTTGGCGCGGAAAGATTTTTGAGAGCGCCTCGCAAGGCTCCAAGGAGGATATTTTAATCACGCGGCGGCTTCCGTTTTTGCTCAACCCGTAATCACCCGTTTTGCACAATGTAACCATTCCGGTATTGTTTTCGATGTCTAAGAAGATGTCGCAACGGTCATCTTCGGCAAATCGCAGCGCGGCTAAACATGTGTCCGACACCGACAACGAAAAGCTGCTGCTTCCGGTTGATTTGTTCGCGTGCCAAGCATACGCCACATCGTAGGTCAAGGTTTGCGAGTAGTTTCCGCGTTTTCCAACGCCAATAAGCTCACTGAGTTTTTGCATCTTTTTGTCTCTTTTTGTTTAGCGCGTATCAGTCGCGCCCCTGCCCATTGTCTGGGAAAATATCCAAGGCCAGCCCGTAAAGCTCCTCCTCGATGGCATCGACGGCGGCGAGTCGGATGCCTAGGTTTTTCAACATCCGCACCTGGACCGCGAGGCCATCGTAGATCAGGTGGTCGCAGGACTCGCGGGGGCGTGTTCGGTATGCCTTGATTTCGGCAATCAAAGCGTCAGTCTCGCGCTCATGCGCGGCCAGTAGTTGACTAAAGTTCATGCTTTGTGAATTAGGTAGTCAATGGCGTAGTCAAAGTCCCTGCGCTCAACAACGGACGGGTCGAGTTCCTCGCCTGTCTCGTTGCAGATCACCGCAGCAACCTCACTGCGCTCGATTTCAATTGTCACAAGACGCTCGGCCTCGGGACCGTCGAGCAGGTAGCGCGAAACGATGCCTGATACGGAATGTGCGATCATGGCCAGATGAGGTTGAAAAGGGCCGGAACGTTCCAAACTGCGAAGATCGCAAGGACCGTTGTGGTTTTGACGAGGAAGTCGATAGGATCAAAGTGCATTGGTAGCGATGTGAATAAGGGTTCCCGGTTCAACGTCGAGGAATGCGACAGGCTTAGTGCGGCGCTGGGCCTCGTATCGAGCGCGAGCGCGGTCGAAGGCGTCCTGCATAGCGAAAAAATCGGCATCGCTTTTGGCTGCAACGCCAGCCTCAAAGGCTCGGTTGATAATGTCTTGGACACTGTCGCCGCTAGTGAATACAAAAAACTCAGCCATGCGTGCGCGGAGGTTGTCCGCTTTTCTGTTGTTCAAAATGTTCATCGCGCGTCGTCCTCGGGTTGGAATTGATCTGCCACCGCTTCGCGAATTGCTCGCGTCAAAAGGTGGCGAGCCTGTCCGGTTCGGCTGCGGTCCTGTTCTTGCGCAAGAGCGTCAAGCGTCTCACCGTCTTGCTCTTCGATGTCGATTAGGATTTTCATGCTAATTTATTAGTCGAGGTTGATAGTGACTCCCTTGTCGAAGTTGCGGAAGGTGCGGAAGTTTTCGGGGAATGTGCAGCAAGACAGAAACTTACTCAGGCTGGTCGTGGTGCTAAAGTAGTGGTGATTACCGTCCACGATCACGGTGTATGGTTTGCGGTTGCCTTGGAGCTTGTGACCTTTGCGGAGATTCCGGCATTCAATCATCAGACTTTCCATTTGGCTTTCGGTGAAGTAAGTCGTTGTCATGATTCGTTTTGTTTTCGTCGGCGGCTCATCCGCTAACGAGGCCATGATAAATCCCGCCCTAAAACTTGCAAAGGATTTTTTTAAGGAAAACAGAAAAAACCTTAAATACCTTCTTCTACCTCGATCTCGACCGCATCGAGCAGGACGCGCACGGCCTCGATCATTTGCGCCTCCAGATCTTCCTGCGGCGTGATCCACTCTTCGCCGCTCCCGCCGTCTTGATCGGCCATCCGGTGACCGAATCCGCGTAGACGATCCGGCAGGTCGTCGGGATCCCACGGGCAATCAACGCCTAATCTGCTGCCAATCGCAACCGAATTAGGCGATTTGCCTGAGCGGTGCAGCTCGCAGACGAAATTGATGGGAGGGCAACAAAGGCAGATCATGCCAGCCCTCTAAAGACCACGGCTTCTATTTTCCTGACAATCTGCTCCTCCACCCAATCTGCGGTTTCGTCTGAGATTGACGCCGCGTGGCGCAGCTCCGCTAGCAAAAGGTGCAGAACTTCATGGACTGCTACCTGCGCCGTTTGCTCTTCTCGCTCGCACAACTCCAGATCGACTCGACAGGTCGCAGTGCAGCTTGCGGGATCCGGCTCAATGCTGGCGTAGTTTCCCGCACCCGGCTCAACCGAAAAGCGAACGTCGTAATGAGCAAGTCCAAGGGCATCCTGCGCTCTGCGGAAATGTCCCTCGAACGCGCTCATCGGCCCTCCAGCATGTTGCCAAGGAGACTCCTACCCTCCCAGATTCCCACATTGATGTGGAGAAACTCTCCGCTTTTGGCAATGACTTGGTAGCCGTAGCCGTGCGACCATCCTGTGGGATCCGAATGCCTCCAAAGCGGTTGACGTTGGCAAAGACAGCCGGGATTCCAAGCCTTGACGAGGCCGACGCCGGGAAGGACTCGCGTGGCCGAATCTTCTCGGTGAGTATGGGCGAAGACGACGTTTCCTGCCGTCCTTGAGACGGAATCGCTCGCCGCGTTTTTGGATCCGCTCAATTCATGCACGAAAAAGATCTTGCCCATCTTGATCCAGCCAGGAGGCAGGCCGGGGACGTGAGTCTCGGACCGCCGGTAGTAGACGATGCCCCTTTCTTTGAGCTTGAGCAGGAACTCGGGCGCGTTGAGCCGCCGCAGGAACTCAGCGTCACGGGAGTTGGACATTGTCTCGTCAATAACCCAACGCTCGACTCGATCCTCATGGTTGCCCTCAATAAAATGGATTTGCGCGGAGGGAGCCGCCTCTTGGAGTTGGTCCAGAAACCAGTTGCCATGCGCGATGTCGTCCTGATAACTGTAGGTCGTCTGCGCGATGTAGTTGGCCGCGTGGTGCTTGGCCAAAAACCCACCACATTCGACGATGTCACCGTTTAAGATGATCTCATCCGGCGAGAGTCGGCGCACATCGCCCAAGAAAGCCTCGACGGCAGGGCGATCCATCATGGATCCGTGGACATCGTTTGCGATGAGTCGAACGGTTTCGGTCTTGACCCTCGGCCTCGGCTTGTATTCGTTTTTGATCGGAAACTTCGCTGCTCGCAGTGCATTGTATTCGTCGAGCGCATCGTCTCGATCCTTGCGCAATGCGGAGGCCTCAGCTCGGGCTTTGGCCAGTTCCGCCTGCGCCTTTACGACGCGGTTCATGGCGTCTGAGTCGCTGACGAGCTTATTGGAAAGGTCAATTTCTTCGTTCATCGCATGTAGGATTTAGCGGTTTCGGGATTCATGACGGCTTCCTCAAAATTGTCGGGACTCATTTCGACCCATTTAAGGCAATGGAGACTTTTAGCGTGGCGGCGGATTGTATCCTCCGAGACTCCAATGTGCTGGGCGAAGTCGGCGACTCGGTAGCAGACGCCCCGCTTGATCTCATGCAGTCTTCGGCGGCAATCGGAGCCTTGGGGCTTTTGTGGCATGACGCGCTTCTGATTTAGTGGGATGGCCTCCAATTCGCCCTGCGTGTCCTCCTGTGGCCCTTTCATCACCTGCCCCGTCATCGACGCCCTGACCTCGGCAACCTCCGCAGATGTAACCGCTGAGAGGTTTTTGGAGATGTCGTAGTTGGCCGCGCTCGGTCGTTTCGCGATGCCTGCCAGAATTCTGTCTCTTTTTGCCTCGTCCATGATGTTATCGGTATCCGCCTGGGTAGTCAGGGAAATCGTCGTCATCGTCATCCGTGGTGCATTTGAGGACGAGGACAAAAGCCGCGATAATCAAAAGCGAGCCGAAGATGGCGGAAGGGATCATGCTTCGTTGTCAGATGTTTTGCCGTCACTGGCGACGGTTTCAAGCGTGTCGCTTCCAATATCGAAACCCTTCGGCCATCGGTAGCCAACGACTCGGGAAGTGTCGAAGGGCTTGACGTTCACCGCATCGCCCTGGTTGCCGCCCAAAACCATGATATTCCCGTATTGATCTTTGCCCGTGACAAATCCAACATGGCCGGATCCACCGTTTTTTGATCCGCGCCAAAAGACGACGATAGCTCCGGCAATGGGTCCACATGGCTGGCCCCACTTCTCAAAGCTTCGCGCCATGCCGCTGCGAGTTCCTTCGATACCACAATCCTGGAGCATCGCGTTGCAGTAACCGGCACACCAAGGGGTCTCGTCGTCGGTAAAGTAGAGTTTAGCGAGCTGCCAGTAGGACAGGATGCGCTTGCTATGCTGCCGCCCAGCGATCTCGGAAACGCCGATTTCCTGCCTTGCGCGGCGTAGCCAAATAGGCTCTCCCGCGACCTTCGGAGGCGCGACCGATGCTTGCGGCTCTTTGCGTAGCTCGGCCAGCGTGATCGGACCAATGTAGTCGCGAGGCGATAGGGCTTTTGAGACTTTAAACGCGATGATCGCCGCTCGGGTTTTCGGCCCGATCATTCCATCCGCTGCGCCAGGCTCAAAGCCATGGGCCTTGAGGCGCGTTTGGATTTCGACGATCTCGGTTTTGGTCATTTGGTCCGCTTGCGTTTTTCGAGCGCCGACATCACCACGCCTATAAGCGCGACCGCTGCGCCGATACCGGTCTGGAGGTCTGCTTGCGAGACGATACCGGCTCCGGTTGCGTAGCCGCCTGCGATTGTCAGGCCGTGGCGAAGGAGAAGACCAAGAAGAAGTTTCGTGTCCATGTCGGAGGACTCCACAAAACGAACGAAAAACGCAAGTTGAAATTCTGCTATGTTTTGTAGAGGGGTTTCAGCATGGCCGCAAAAGCAGACCTCAAGACCACGATCTCGGCAGACATGACGGGATTTGCTGCGACAATGCGACGAGCTGGAGGGGTGGCCGCAACTACCGGCACTAAGATCGGCAAATCGTTGGGCGGCGCTACCAAGGCCATGGGGGGCCTTGCTCTGTCTGCTGGCAAGGCGGCAACCGCAATTGCATTGGCTGGGGCTGCTGCTGCGGGAGCAGGTTTTGCAGCAGGTCTAAAGGGGGCAGCCGATTTAGGCGGAAAAATGGCAGACCTATCTGCGCGAACTGGCATTGCGGCAGGTCAGCTTGCCGTGATGGGAAGAGCGTTTGAAGACAACGGCGTCTCAGCCGACAAGATCGGCGGCGTCATCAACAAGCTTCAAAAGACAATTACCGATTTTGGTAATGGATCAACGACTGCGACAAAACCTTTTGAGACTTTGGGCATTCAATTTGAAGAAATCTCAAGGCTCGATCCTAGTGCGCAATTCGAACTCATTCAAAGCAAAATCTCCGCGATTCAATCGCCAGCGGAAAGGGCTGCCGTTGCCATGCAGCTATTCGGGAAGTCCGGCGGCGAGCTTCTGACGCTTTTCGCAGATGGGCAAGCTTTCGCTAATGCTGGCACTTTCCTCGGGACTCAAGCGGAGATCCTTGATCGCTCCGCAGGGTTGTTCGATTCAATCTCTGACAAGATGGCGAGGATTCCCGAGAAGCTTCAAGGCTTTTTTGTTGGATTCCTTGAGCCAATCGCGGGAGACGTTGACGCGATCCTGACAAAGTTCGATAATTTCGACTTTGCTGCACTAGGATTACGACTTGGAAGCGCGTTCAACATGGAAAACATCATTTCCATGATTTCGGCATCCGTTCCACTGCTCGTCGCCGTCTTGGCAGACGCTTTCGCAAAAGCTCTAGACGTGTTCGGCGCATTGCTTCGGGCATTGTTTTCGCCGGAGGGGCTTTCATTTATGAAAAACATCTTGATCGATGTTTTGGTAGCGGGGGTCGATGCAATTGGCGGCGCGTTTTACGAGTTGGCGAAGAACTTTGGGAAAGCCCTAAAGGGCGAGGTAGACATGGTGGATACCACCCGAATTATCGGAGAGGCAAAGCCAGAAGAAAAAGCCGCGCCGGATTTTGCATCAAGACTGCAAGAGGAGCTTGCCGGGATTGATTGGGCGCCTTCGCAGGCGGTTAAAGACGCCGCTGATAAATTTGGCGCTGCCTTTGGAAAGACCTTCCCGCCAGTTGCAAGCGCAGGAGTGCAATCCCCACAATCCGACATCTACGACCGCGAGCTTGCAGAGCAAAGAGCGAGGGTTGCTGCCGATTCTTATAAAGTGCCGCAGGTCCAGGGAACCTACGGACCGCCGCGACCTATGGCGGAACAATTCGGCCCTCCAAGATCGCTCATGTCATCGCGTGATGGAAGGCTTTTTGGTGAACCTGGGCAAATGCTCGGAGGCGCAAACGCATTCTCGCAGTCGAGGCGCTTCGGCGTAGACGAAAACGGTGTCCCGAAAACTGGACGTTTTGCTGGGGTCGCTGGAGTCGCTGGCCCCGGCGTCACCTCAGGACTTGGCGAGAAACGCCGCCTCCGCACCAGCGCCGACGAAAAGGAAGGCAAAAAGAACCTGACGCTTCAAGAAAAACAAGTCTCCTCTCTTGAATCCATCGAAAGCAAGATCGGCCAAGCCCTCACCGTAAATTGACATGCCCACCCCAATAGGAAAAGGAACAACGACATTCCGCGAAGTCTCCGTTCAAGAGACGGTTTCACGATCCGGCCTCGACGGTTTGACCGTTGTATTGCGCGGCATCCATTCGGGCCTTGCGACAGAAAAAGCAAAATGGAAGCGAGGCGCGAATTATACGGGTTATAAAAACATGTATTTGGAAACGAAAGACTCTATCGACCGTGGCCCTGTTGCGGAGCTTACCTTGAATTTCATCGGATACATCGACTCCACAAGCGACAACGGCGTGGTTGACATCGAGGACAGCATTTCGTCGCAGAGTGTCACGATCAACACCACCGACGATGAAAACATCTCCTTCCGATACTTCGCGCAAGCTACAACGGTGAGATGGATTTACCGTGGAAGTGAGTCGCCAGCAAGGCCCAGATTCCCCGGCGTTGTTCCAAGCTCCATTCCGACAAACCTTCTTTTTCAGCCAGATCCCCCCAAATATACCGGCAGCATCTCGGGCAGGTATGAGCCTGTAGGAAGGCTTGCCCAATTTACGCGCACGCGATTGGCTCCCAGCGTCTGGGCAGTTGTGGAATCGTGGGAGAACCTTATTGAGCCGGTATCTGCATGATGAAGCGACCAGAGTTTAAGTCGGGCAACAAGTGGATGGTTGAAGCTCTCAACCTTGTGGCCGAATACGCGCAACGGACGGGCGTAAATCCTGGTGGCAGGCCGGGATGGAGCGAAACAGCGCAGGGATGGTTGCCGCCTAGAAACTCAATAAACGAGTTTGTCTTGACGGTGCCTTGGAAGCTTAGCGTCGAAGACGGCGAAGCTGGGGAGGTTAAAATTGATGCCGGAACCATTCTGAATAGCTCGGACTCGATCACGCAAAAGCTCACAATCTCTAACCCGACCGCAACACATACTGTTCAATCAGGTGGATACATCGCCATTAAAATCGACTCGAAAACGCCAACATCATGTGAGATTGTAGCTCTTGAAGAATGGCCGGAAGAAGATGGCTATCAGGTCACTTTTACCGGGACCGTTGGAGATGGCGACTTTGTTTTTGTGGCGAGGCATTACCCGCTTTGGAAGTTTGTTGAAGCCGCTACGGATTCATCTACGCCAATCGGCCCAGACATTCACGGGATTCAACTCTGCTACGATTATCTTCAAATCACTTACGGACCCTACCGAACTCCGGATGGCGAGTTCCCGCACCTGCCGAAGTTCATCCCATCACATCGCGCGGCATGAGTTTTGAGTTTAGCACTGGCATATTGCCAACCGGCGCATACGATCCGGGACTGCCGAACTTGAGCGGGTACCCATACCGAGTTCCTTTTTTCACGGTTCCCGTAGACGTTCACGATTACATGGGAGCCTCACGGGTTTTTTGGGTGACCGGAAGTGGCGACCCCAGGCGCGTGCCTCAAGAGTTCATGGCTATCGCGTTCGCCAAGGAGTGGTCTTTTGACATTTCCCTAAGCGGTTTGGGTGGGACAAAAAACTGGACCGGAACGTTAAAGCGGGGCGTGACGCGGCTAACTACCGGGGCAGAAACGGGCACGCTAATCTCGACCCACTTTGACGCTTTCAGCCTTGGGGTTATCCCGCCAGAAACGGTGGAAGCAACATACAAAACGCAATCTGCCAGTTACGTTTTTTCAGAAACTACCGGGGGCGTGTTCTCCTCTTTGGCGATAACCTTCGATCCTCGCAGCGCCGTTTATGTGACGGCGGATGATTCATGGGTCTTTCCGCTAATTCTTTCCGCGTCCATTGGCGGTAGCGAAGAGGGGGCGTTTACGGCAATCTCAACAAGCGCGGGACTCAATTCCCCATCGAACGTTTCCGGGATTAGCATCATTGACCAGCCATTTCTAATCAACGGAGTAGGCGTAACGAGTCTTGCTGGAGCCTTTACGCCTATTTCGTGGCTGTCTTAGTTTCGGAAGATCGACACAATTTCGTCAATGTCAGGCGGGTTTAGCATTGGGTTTGCTCTTCCTACGTTGTGCCAAAGCTCGCGCTCCATACCTATTGTCCATTGATTTCGCTCAATGGACTCAAGCCTAGACTCGATTTTAAAGGCGGCGCGTGACAGGTTCCAAACTCCGGCCCCAAGTATAAGCAAGAGTCCAATGGAAATTTGAATCCCGTATTCTTTGGTTATCGCTGTAGCTTTTTGTGCTGTCATCTTTACGAAATGACGTGCCAAACATTTTCCGCAGACCTCCAAATGTGAAAAGGTCTATCTGTGTGGGAAAGCGTTATGCTGCCGCTTGAATCCCCTGCGCTTATCAGTATCACTCCACCAGCCCCAGAAATCGTGACGGTCCCTGAATTTTTCCGGTTCACAATCCAGAAATGAGAATTAGCAGCCCACTGGCCCGTTGCTTGGCTCGTAATGGTTGCATCGCTGAAAGTGTCTATGCATTCGACTTTTTTTCCATTATCGGTGGATGTTAATTGTGTCGATGAAGCGTATTGCACAATGCTCGACGGAAGCGCTGCCGCTGTAGGCGATGTAGCCGATAGCGTTCCGGCAGAAAGGCTAAGCCCGGTTCCAACTGTGATTTCTTCCGGCGCTCCTGCGCTTGCTGTCGTTCGCCCAAGAAGTCTGGCCGTCGCCATCGTTAATCCTGAGCTTGTGATTGCTCCCGCGCTGGCGTAATCAGTCCCAGCGGTCGCAGCAGACAAGACGCCGCTGGTAAGCTTGGCGATGCCCGTGGTAGTTGCACGCTTGAGCTGCTTGCCGTCGGTCCCGTTAAACAAAACCACTTCATTGGCAACGCTCGAAGCAACGCCTTTGCTTGTTTCCAAGGCTAGGATTGCTTGTTTGACGCGCTCTGCCGTAAAGAGGCGCGCAGTGGAGGCAGTCCCGGCCTCCGCTTCTGCTTGCGTAATTGTTTCAGGAAGCACTGCCGACGAGTCTACTTGCACCTGCTGCCATATTTTTGTGTTTGTGCTGGCGTTGTAATCATCTGGCCGGATCACGCTTGGTGACGATTCTGCCGTGGTCCCAGAAATGAGACGGTAGGTTCTTAGAACATTAGGGGAGGCATCTTGATCGACAAATTGAACGAGCTTTCCTACGGTTACCGCAACGGTCGGAACCGCGTCGAGGTCTGCGGCAGTGCCTCCGATTTTGCTTGTTACCGTTGCCAAGTATTCCGCGCCGGATGCCTTGAGAAGGTATTCGGCGGGATTCGCTGCGCTTGCAGGCGTCGCCTCATCACCAACGAGGATGTCATGGTAGATCGTAAAAGGAATTGGCTCAATCGAGCTTCTCCACCCTCCAGATCCACCCGATTGGTAGGTTAGCTCGAAATTACAGCCAAGGGTCTCCAGATCGTTGGCAGCATTGTTGTCGTCTCGGAAAAGCGCCGTGCTGATCTCGGTGGTGTTGAGATCAAGTGCGCCCGTGTAGGTGAAGTTTACGGCGTCGTGCGTCCATGTGGAATTGGATGCCAGCAGAGTGCCATCCGAAAAAGCGCCATCCGCCTTGATACCGATCTTGATGACCGTTCCGCCGGGGAGGTTTTCCGGCGTCCAGGTGGGAGCGGTGACGATTGAGGACGCGCTGGTCGGATCGGAGGATCGCCCAAAAACGAGCTGGATCTGCGTTCCGCTGTCCCCTGCTTTTCCGGCGAGGCCGGTAATCGTCGTATCTTGGCCGGGAGCGGACACTAGGCGATCAATGCGGAGGTCGAAGAAGAGTTTCATGCTGTGAGATTTTCGATGCCTGCTTTCATGGCCGTTTTGGTTGCGGAGAAGACGATTACTTGTTCTGCGGTGTAAGAGGTTGGCGCCTCCGCGTATTCGATCATTGCGATTGCGGCTTCGTCGTCGCCCTCGTCGAGGAGCGTGTTGGCGACTTCAAACTTTTCGCGAAAAGGGCCGCGAATGTAGGCGGGGAGGGCTTGCCATGCGCCGTAAAGAGCGGAGCGGCCTGCCGCCCGTGCGTCGATGTCTGCTTGTCTGGCGGTTATTACGGATTCCGCGAATGCGCGTTTTGCCTCGATCTCTTGCGGCGTCGGCACGCTGCCCCCATCTCCAGCGCTGATCTCGTCTCCGTAGACGCGCCATCCGCCTCGATCTGGCCAAGCAATTGAAAGAATGTCGTGAATGGTCGCTATCATGGGATTCTGAGAACCTGCATCGTGAAGCCTTTATAAAGGGTGAAGGTTGAGCCGTTTACTTCTCCGCCGACTTGAAGCTGAACAGTGCCTGCAGTCGATCCGTTGCACACGTAAATCTGAATCATAATAGGCATCGCGCTATTTATCAGTGTTCCGCCGCCTTGAGTCGCGGTTGTGCTGAATGCAGTTATTCCCGATTCAGTTCTGACTGCGGTGGCCGAAGTGAAAGAAAAGTCGCCGATCTGAACATCGGTCGGCGAGGCTGGACCCGTGAAAGCATATTTGAAACCGGAGTTAGAAGTATTCGTTGCCCAAAAGCCGCGAAATATAGCAGAGACTTTTTCATTGGCGGCAATGGTAAAGGACATCCCAGTAACGTTAACGACAGCGCCTGTCGTGTCCGTGATGTTGCTGGTCGTAACAGCGGCAGGCGTGATAAAATCTCCGATCACACACTCCTCGAAAAACCCCGAACCTGCGGTTTTTCTACCAATGATTTTCCCTTTGGCGGTTGCTGAAACAAGCCCACTTAAAGGAAGAGCACCTGAAGCCAAAGGGCCAATCCAAATGTTATTTACCAAAGAGGCATAATGATCAACCGCAAGTGCTCCAAGTGAAGGGGTTTCGGACCACTCCGTATAACCTCCACTTACACTGCCAGTCGTTCCGCTACCGCTACCGCTTCCCCCATTTGAAGAAAATGCCGCAATGTAACAATGCTGAAGATCAAACTCTGGGGCGCTCCCTCCGTTATTGTCTCCAGAATGAGCATTGCTTCCTGATAAATTGACCGTAAGAGAGACTGAATGGTCACTAATCAGCCTCAGATAATACGGCATCTTTCCGGCTGGACTTTCTTCGGTGGCTTGAGTTCCTGACCAGTCAATGGTCAGGCTGCTGGTGTTTTTCCCAAGGCCAACAACCCGCACGGTCTCGTAGCTTCCACCTTCTGGAGTGGTTGAATAATGGGTCACGGTGTAACTACCCCCCCCAAGCTCCAGATTCCTTGCCCCAGCATCCCACGCCGCTTGAGCGGTCAGGTAAGGGAGAGATGGGTTTCCGATAGTTCCGGTCGTATTGTTACCACCACTGCGGACATATGCGATTCCCGTTCCGGTAATGGACGATCCGCCACCTCCCGCAGGAGTCGCGAAACTAGGCGCGGCAGATGCGCCATTACTCTTGAGAAATGTATCATTCGCACCAAGGGCAAGCTCAACAAGCTGACCGCTACCGTTGGAGTGAAATACCTTCCAGTTTCCGGCGGTGTGATCGCTGGTCGAGGTCATCGCGTGCGACCGATCATGGAATCGCGCATCGTTGCCTTGTGCGAATTGACCCGCTGAAGTTCCGAATGCCCCTGCCTCAAGGACGCCGCTAGTGCCGGTCTTGATCGGCAGGCCCGAGGTCGAGCCGATTGCGCCAGCATTTGAAATGCCCCCATGAACGTGGCTTGTCGGCGTCCTTGCGTCGGTCAGTCGAGAGTCGTTTGTGGCAACGTAATCAGTCCCGGCAACGGCAACGTCCAGCGTATTGCTTGCGGCCTTGAGAATGCCCGTTAACCCGCTGGTGGCGGTGTTCGTGGTAAGCGTCGGTTCCGCAGCGCCGAGGACTGCAACCGATACCGAGACGGCTCCGCTTGTAATATCCACATCAATGGCTGGCGATGAAACAACGGCGGAAGATTCTGCGATGTCAGATCCAGGTGCCACCCAATCGGCCTGCCCTTGGAGACGCAAGAGAACGTCACTGCCTTCGGTCGCGGAGATGTCCACCCAGTATTCTGTTTCGCCTTTAGCCTGGACATCTTCCAACGTCCAGCCCGAAGCGAAGGCCGGAACGGTCGCTGCATTGGTCGCAATGTTCAGCGTGATGACCTGCCCCGCGATGGTCAGATTTGCCTCGCCGGAATCGGTTCCGAAAACGCGCCTGACCGTGCCGGAACGCGCCCTCATTCCAAAGGTCACGAATTTGCCCGTCATCGAAAACTCTGCCCCGATAGTCAGGCTCAATCGGAACGGTGCGCCCTCCGCAAAATAGAATTTAGGCAGATCGGCAACGCCAGAGATGACGGGAGAGTCAGGCATGCCGATGCCTCCACAAAACGAACGGGATTTTCAACTTGATTTTGCGCGGCGTTTTGTGGAGTCCTCCGACATGCTCAGATTGCGATACGACGACAAAGGCCAGGTGCGGGGATTGCCTGATGCGATTCGCCCCGGTGATAGCCTAAGCGTCGAGCTGATCGCTGATCATTTAGAGATTGCCAGCAGTGATACGTTGAGCTTGTCCCTTGCGCTCGAAAAGCCCGTGCCGATTTCATCTGGCGATTGGTCGATCACCTGGGGCGCTTCCACCGTCGAGCTTCCTGCTGCCGGGATTGACGCGCATTTGCTTGGCTTGGCGCTCAATCGACTTTCTGCCATTGTTTCGGCAGGTGGCGTAGATGTGGCCGGAAAAGATGGACTTTTTACCGTCACGTTTCGCGGCAATGGAGCAAGAGCCGATTTCACCATTGCCCATTCCGCCTTCGGGACGATGACGAATCGTGCGCTTACGCTCATCGCTGGCGGCGCATCTAACGTCGAGACGGTCGAGATTGACTTAACTTTGCAAACGCTGGTGGCGGTGACTAGCGCATCGAACATTAGCGAGGCTGCCGTTACCGTGGCAAACGTGGCGACCGGGAGCGTTAGCGTGGCGCAGAATGACCGCATAACCATTTCGAGGATGCCGGATGCTGGAAAGTTCCAGATCAGGACCGCGACCGATACCGGCACGATGTGGCTTTCGGCGGATGTTTCAACGTATCAAATTGAAACGGCTCTGGAGGACATCGAGCCGGGAGAGTTCCTAGTCGCAAGAGACGCCACCGGAGAGACAATCAAGATCGAGGTCAAGCGAACTGCCGTGGGAGTCAATCCTGCGATAACGGTTTCCGAGACCTTTATCGGCCCCATCGGCATCACCATGACGCTGGACACTTCCAAGGTGCTGCGATTGCTCGACGCGGCCAGCGTGGCACTGCCAACTGCGGCGGTCTTGACCTTCTCGCGAGGCACGGAGACGCAATTTTCGCAACTGGTGACTCTGGCTCCGGTATTGTTGAGCCACGGGCAACCTGTTTGATGGCTTAAAACATGAATGAGGCGGCACTTGATCGGTATTACCGGGGAACTCTCAGGCACTTAGAGCGTGCGTTCCGATTTCAGCGCACCATGACCGCGCCGGAATGGTCCGAGAAGGTCCGACGCATGGAGGGCGGCAGACGCTTCCGCTTCGACTTCGCTCCGTATCAACGCGAAATGATGGAAGCGCCATACGATCCGCGCGTGCAGATGACGGTTTACATGCTCGCCAGCCGGATGGGCAAAACGGAGGTGGTAATGAATCAGATCGGCCACAGCATCGCCGAGGCTCCTAGGCGCGTCCTTGTCATGTATCCGACGATTTCGCAGACCGAGAAATGGTCGAAAGAAACGCTTATGGGCGAGCTGGTCAATCCGACGCCTGATCTTGCCTCGCTGATCGGCGACGATTCTGGCCGGAGGAAAAGCGGGAACACGATTTTGCACAAGCTCTTCCCTGGTGGCCTTGTGAATGCCTTCGGGTCAAACGCTCCAGGTGAGATGCGGAGGGCAAAGGGAAACTTTCTTTTCGCGGACGAGATCGACGCCATCGAATCGACCGAATCCGACGAAGGCGACCCGCTCGAAATCTTCTGGGTCCGAGGTTCCGAATATGCGGACACAATCAAAATTGCGGCATCGTATCCAAGCGTCAAAGGCAAGAGCAAGATCGAGGCGCTGATGCTCCAATCTGATTGGCGAGTCTGGATCGCGCCATGTCCGCATTGCGCCAAGGAGTTTGTCCTGCATCGACGACAGCTCAAATATGACCGCGACAAGCCCGAGGACGCTTGGATTGAATGCCCCGAGAGCGAGTGTCGAATCACCGATGCGGAGCGCATGGACATGATTCGCAATGGCAGGTGGCAGGCAACGCGCCCGTTCAACGGCATAGCAGGATTCCACGGTTCGCGGATGATGTCGCCGCATCCTCCCCAAAAGGGATTCGCTAGTCATCTGCATTGGGCGGCAGTCGAGGAGCTGAAGATTGAGGCGGCAGACAATCGCGAAAAGGCCAAGCGGGTTTTGATAAATACCTTCGACGCTGAAACCTACCAGGCGCCCGAGGAAGAGATGCCGGATCCGGTCGGCCTTGCTCAGGAGGCTTACGATTATTTGGAACGCGTTACGGAAAACCAGTTTAAGATTCCCGCTGGCGTGCTGGTCGTCACTGGCGGCTGCGACGTTCAAGGCGACCGTTTGGAATTTGAGTTTGTTGGCCATGGTGCGAACGGCCAGACGTGGGGGCTAGGGTATCACATTCTGAGCGGGGGAACGATGGAGCCAGAGGTATGGCAGAAGCTCGATGCGCTGCTTCAGACTGAGTTTCTCCACCCGTGCGGAAAGGTGCTGCGAGTTGCTTCCGTTTTCATCGACTCGAAATACCGGCAGGCCCAGGTGCTGGCATTTACCAAGGTCCGACAGGCTCGCGGCGTTTTTGCAATCTTCGGCTCGACGGTCTTGGGCAAGCCAATCGTCTCGCAGCCCAAGAGGGAAAAGCGCGGGACGTTTTTCGAGATCGGCACGCACGAATGCAAGAGCATGATCTACCAAAACGCGGCTTTGCGCCAAGATCGCAAATCTTCCACGTTCCCGCATAATTACATGCATTTCCCCAGCGGACATGGTTATACGCCGGAATATTTCCAGCGCCTCTTGATTGAGAAGGTGACGCTCAAAAAAGGACAAGACGGGAGCTTCTACGAGTTCTTCGACAAAAAGGACAAGCGCGACCGGAACGAACCGCTCGACGTTCGGGTCTACAACATCGCCGCCGCGAAGAAGCTCGACATTGCCTTTGCCACGATTGCCAAGAAATACGCGGAATATGCGGCAAAGAACGTGCCGGATCGAGGTAAAGAGCGCGAATATACTCTCGATTTCGTATCCGATTAACCAAAAGCCCTTGAATTTCGGCTTTGTTTTGTCGATGCCTCCGATATGGCAGCTCTACCCTCCCGCGCATTCTGCGGAGAATCGTTGGAATTTACCGCAACTGTAACGTCAGGCGCTACAGGATCGGCTCATTTCCGCAGCATTGACACCGGCGAGGTTGTCACGGTTCCGCTGTCCGTATCTGATACAACGGCAACCGCTACCTATGCGCCAGAAAAGACGGCCAATCTGACAGCCGGGATCTATGTCGTTGCCCTCACGCTCGAGGTGGCCGGGATTCGGTCGGTTGAGTCCATTGGCAATATCACGCTTCAAGCCCCGCCGGATCGCGCTCCGCTGCCGAGTCATGCGCGGAAAATGGTTAAAGCTTTGGAAGCCCATCTTGAAGGTCGAATCTCAGACGACGAAGGCCGAGGTCTTGAAACCTACACCGTCGGAGGCGTGCCGATTACGAAAATCTCCTTGATGGACGCTCGCGAGCTGTTGACCAAATACCGGCGCGATCTCGACACCGAAATTGCCAAGGCTCGCGCAGACGCTGGCCTTTCCAACGGTCGCACAATTTACTCCAGATTTGAATGAAACCATTACTTTACGGTCCCAACAACAAGCCAATCCGCTTTCGTAATTTTGACGCGGCCAAAGGCACGCGATACACGAATGACTGGGTTGCCGGGACAGGCCCAGCGGATAACGCGATCAAGCAGGATGCCAAGTCACTGCGCGACCGTGCGCGGGATTCTGAGCGGAATGATGGTTACATTGAGGGCGCTTTGATGGCCTTGGAGTCCAACGTGATCGGCCAGCATGGCATCCGCATGAAATCGCTTGCCCGTCGAGCAGATGCGAGAAGTAAAAAAGGCTTGTCCAACAGCGCCGACAACAACGCGAGAGCAAAGGTTGAGGAAGCTTGGGAGGATTTCTCCCGGCGTGGTAATTTTGACGTTACGCGGCAGTTCTCCCGTGCCGCTTTCGAGCGTCTCGCTCTACGGTCTGCCGTTCGCGATGGCGGGTTCCTCACGCGGACGGTCGAGGGCTTTCCTAAAAACGATTTTCGCTTTGCCGCGCAGGGAATCGAGATCGACGCTTTGGATCCCCACCACCGAAACGATGCCGCCCGTATTTACATGGGCGTGGAGTTTGACGAATGGGATGAGCCGATTCGGTATCACTTGCGCAAGATGGATCCTAAGAGCGGACGCTACACGCGCGAGACGTTCGCCGTGCCGTCTGACAATATGATTCACACCTTCCTTGCTCGACGGATCAACCAGAGCCAAGGCTATTCTTGGCTGGCCAATGCCCTCCTTCGCCTTCGGCATCTTGCCAAATTTGAAGAAGCCGAGGTCATCGCGGCGCGAATCAGCGCCAACAAGCTTGGATTCTTCAAGCAGACCGGAGAAGCGCAGTATACTGGCGACGAGGACGACGACGGCAAGGCCATTGCACCTTCCGCACCTGGCACGTTTGAGACGCTTCCCCACGGCGTCGAGGCCCAGATGATTGACCCAGCGCATCCGAATAGTGCGATGCCGGACTTTCGTAAAGCCATTCTGCGCGGAGTCAGCCCCGGCATCTACGTCAACTATAACACTTGGGCGCAGGATCTTGAGGGCGTTTCGTATTCTTCGATCCGGCAGGGTGTCCTCTCAGAACGTGACATCTATAAGATTTTGCACTCTTGGTTCATCGACACTTTCGAGATTCCGCTTTTCGAGCGTTGGCTACGAATGGCTCTGCTGATGGGTAGAATCGAAGGCTATACGCTTCTCGACTTCGACCGCCTTTCTCACGTCGAGTTTTCCGGCAGGACTTGGACCTGGGTCGATCCTGTCGGCGACATTGAGGCCATCGAGCGGGAAATTGCTTTGTCGCTTAACTCGCGGGAGCGTGCGGCCAAGGATCGCGGCTTGAACATCGACAAGATCATTGCCGAGAACGAGGCGGACAACGCCAAGCTTCAAGCGGCAGGGTTGCCAACGGCTGTTGGGAAATCGGCTGGCGTCGAAGTTCCAAGCGAGACGCGCGAGTTTGAGACTCTTAAGGCCAAGTTCGACGCTTACGGTGTCGGAGTTCGGGCTGGTTCGATCACACCGCAGATGGCCGACGAGGATGCATTCCGCGCTGAAGCTGCATTGCCGCCCATGGGAGCGGAAGCGAAGGGAGCCTGGGCCGATGACAAAGGTGTCAGGCGCCCAATCACGCTACAATCGCAAGCGGCCTTCTCAGCGGCTCAGGACGCGTTGGCAGATGAATCGGATCCTCACGATGAAAGCGAGATGGCCGATGAATCGGACCAGCACGAAGACGACGAGCAAGCTGCCGTTTAAAGCTCCACCAAAGCCAGTGCGCGAATCGCCAGCGCCGCTTCTTCGCTGATGCGGACGGCTCCGGTTTCGCGAGCGTTGATTGTTTTACGCGTCACGCCTAAGCGCGAGGCAAGCCCGCCCTGAGTAAGGGCGAGCTTTTCACGGAGGGTTTTGTATTTCGTTCCGGTCATACAAGCCGGGTCCAGCCTTCTGATTCTTCAAACGTCCCGACTTCCACAAAGTCGATTTCGGTTTGATCAACGTTGCTTGGATTGCCAAGGTAGTGCCCGTAGGGGAGGCTTTCCGGCAGCGGCTTCTTAGAGTTCCGATATGGGCCGGAGTTTTTTGATCTCCAAACAAGGGGAAGCGCCTTGCCTTCTGGTGTGAGAGCATAGCGGGTTGCTCCTTTTTTGTAGATTGGCAATCTGGTGGTGGTCATTTTGATTTTGGTTTGTCGGAGGCTCATCCTCTCAACGCGATTAAAGTAACATAAGGTTACATGGAGTCAACGGCGAAATGTAACTTTTTTTCTCTCCTCAAAGCTCGCCCCAACACTTTCGCGGAACCGAGGAAATCACGCTCAGACAATCCTCCTTTTCGGCGTCGGCCATCTTCGATTTTTTAATGATGGCGGCGATCTCGTCGAAAAGCACGTTCTGCGCGGCCATTAGCTCGTCAACGTTGGCAAGCTCCCGGCGCTTCCGCGCATTGTCCATTTCCAGCCCCTCTGCGCGTGCTGTAGCCTCTCGCGTCCTCGCCTCCTCCAAGGACATTGCGCCTTCGCTGCGAGCCGGAGGAGGGCGAAGCTGGGCGATCTCAAAGATGTCGTAGAGCTTTGCGCCCTTGTCGCCTTCTTCAAACTTCAGCCCCAGGTGCGAGGCGCGTTTCTCCACCGTCTCGCGGTTGGTGCGGAACATCGAGGAGAGCTGTTTGATGGAGAACCGTTGCATTATCTGCCTGAGTGAGCTTTGGCGCGTTTGGCGATCTTGTCTGCAATCCGTTGGCGCATCTTTGCGGCGCTTTTATTGACGCCCTCCTGCAATGCTGGCGCGAGGACTTTGTTGGCGTGGTCCATGTCAACGCCTTGAATTGTAAGCTCAATGGCCGGAATCAAAATCGTGCCTTTGTCCTCCGCTCCTGCGTTTTCGATCTTCTTGCGGAGCGATGCGACCTTTGCGCCAAGATCCTGCGCCATTTTCAAAAACAGCGATTTGCTGTATTTGATCGCGGAGATGCGGCGATTGTAAAGACGTTCGGCCTCCCTTTGGTTTCCATTGCCGCGAGCAAATCCGGCCTTTGCTGCCAGCGCGTTAAAAAGCCCGGTTTTCAGATTGGGAATGGACGATTTCTTTGCTGCCGTTGCTGACTGATTGGCTTTGAATGCAACATCGATTGCTGTTGATTTCACAACGGTTTTCAAATCTCGCGACGATTCCTTCTCGTATGCCTGCAATGCAGCCATAAACTCGCGAACGTCAACCGATGCCGTTATTCTGTCCATACTCAACTAAACCATGCTTCCGCATGTTCGCCAAGGATCTCCTGCATCTTTGCCGATGCGCTCCTGCCTGGTGGCACGATGTCGCAGCCGCGCTCGAAAAGGTCAGCGTTGCGCAACTGCATACCGATGCACAAGGGAAGCTCGTCCATGTAATATGCCCAAGTCTGGCCGGGGAGCTTTGCCGCTACGGTGGAAACGTAGTCAGCATCGCTCCCGATCACTCCCCCACGTTCGACGTATCGCGACCACCGGAGGGAGATTCGACAGAGGCGGAAACGGTCTGGATGTCCTCGCAGATCATGTTTAGAAGCTGCACGGCCTCGATCTCTTCAGAGCCTCCGATCTCCCCGCCCTCTTTGTCCCACCATGCCATCATTTCGATGATTGCTTGATCGCGATTGAGACAGGCACGGGCCACGCGGGAATCCTCGACGGAGCAGAGCCAGACCACCATGATTGAGTCGAGCGTGATTTGGTCCCAGACTCCATTCTCATCCGGCCTTGCGCGACCGAGGAAGAGGGAATTGCCCATGCATCGCGCTGCCGTCGAGCGGGACTTGGAAAACGGTTTCAGGGGCTTGCCTTTGAACTGGTATGACCGGCTGCGTGCGGCGACGATGTCGGGCGTGACGCTGTTCTCTTTTTCAATGTCTTCGATGGTGATTTCGCTCATGCTTCTTTTTTGGTTATTTGACCCAACGACGGGCTAGTTTCTCAAATTGTGGACCTTTCGGGATGACAAGCGGAAAGCCTTCGCGCTCGATCTTGATGGCAGGATTGGCGGCCTTCCAAATGTCTTTAAGCTCTAGGTAATTGGCCACCCATGCCTTTACCCATGCAAACATGGCAGGCATCCAGATGGCGTCAAATCGTTCAGCGATCCTTCCGCCGTTCCGCCTTCCAGTTGCGTTGCGAATCACTTCGGGCATGTCGGAGAGCATTTGTGCGGCACGCTCCTCCTCGTCGGTAACGGCACGCATTCCGATTGCGAATTTGCCGTCGGCGAATGACTTGATGTGTGCAATGGCACAATAAACGTGCAGCAATTCCAGATCGTCGGCGATTTGTTGCCAATGGTCCTCTGTCCTCGCGCTGATCATTCGCGCTGGCAGGGCTGCGGCTTCGGTCATATCCTGCGATGGATCGCGCCAGACTTTGGCGAGCGACAAAGGGCCGACAGTCTTGTTGTCGAGGTGGTAGCTGATCGTTCCCGGCTCGTCGGGATCGTAGGTCACGCCCTTGGAATAGACGTTGGAGACGCCTGGAGTTCCCGGTTCAAGCTCGACGCCAGCGGTCACACAAGCCGCGAAGAAGCGCGGACATTGCGTTGGGATAATATTAACTCCCGCCCCTTTTAGTTCACTCATCCTCAGGTGATATCAGGATGCTTGGTGAAATTCACCGTAGCCGTGGCCAGAGCGCCTCGCGATTGACTGATTTCAATGTCATCCATGTAGAAACCTCCGGTAGTCACACCGTAGCCGGAAACCGAATTTGCGACGGTCTCGGCAGTTCCGAATGCGACACCAAGCACCGCAGAAAGAGCGGAAGTGTTAATTTCTCCCGTAATCGTGCAGGTCGAAGCCGCGAGGAAGTTGTAAACGAAACCAGTCGGCGATCCGCCTTTGTCTTCGATGAAGATCTTTTCGTTGGTCCAGCCTTGGCGGAAATCGGAGATGTTGATCGCCGTTTCCGCAGCGGCGACGCCTTTGATCATATTGGTTGCAGATACAAAAGTAGGAGTGGGCATGGCTCAGATGGGTTGGATTGTGGCGACAAGAGAATAGGTGACGATGCGGTCGTTTTCGTTTTCGACCGTGCGAGCTGCGCCGATCATTTCGACGGCTTGGCCTCGCGGCATGGAAAAGGATTTAGCAGAGTAAGCGGAAACCGTCTGCTTGGCAGAGTCGGCATTGCCGATCATTTCGCGCATCAGTTCGCGCTGTTGTGCATTGAGGTTGCGCGTCTCGATGTCGATGGAGACGGGGAAGATGTTCGTTCCGATTGGCTCCTCCGCCCCAGTTTCGGCCTTGATACCGATGGACGTTCCAACCCGCTCTTCGGGCTTGCTAGAGGTTGCGATGACAATACCAGGGAAGGCATCACGGAAAACCCGTGCGATGCTATCCTCGACTCGCTCTGCGAGGTCTGGGGTGGTATCAGTCATTGGTCAGATCAATGGAAAGGATTCGTTCGCCCTCGGGCTTGATTGCCGTGATGCGATATTTCTGCCCTTGGTAAAAGACGGGCGCTTGTTTGCGCGGCGTCGTGCCTCTGTTTAAGATCGTAGCGGTGAGAGTGCTTTCGCGGTTGTCGATTCCGAATTCGCTAGCCTCAAAGGAGGTGTCGCCTTGCTCGATAATTGCCCTCATCTTGATGCCGTCGATTTCGATCATCTTGCCTTCAAACGCGATCAGATCGGCAAGAGCAGCTTGATGATCGAGGGTCGCATAGCTCATTTTAGGATGGCTTTGACTTTGGCGGTAAGGCTTGCGTCGAGACCCTCAGCAATAAATGCCGTAAGGTTCTTCCGCTCGTCCTCGATGACCGTCTCTTGGTCCGGCGTGCCGTTGAGCATTTCGACAATGTCAACGATTCGCTGGATGCGGTTGACCCTGTCCGCAGTCGCACCAGGGGAGGGAAGAGGCGGAACCTCCCCCGGTGCGTCGTCTGCTTTCGCGTTCGAATTTACTGCGGGCATGGGGCGTGATTGTTATTAGCAAACCACCGTGTAGGTGAAGCTAGTTCCAACATTGGAACCGCCTCCCGTCTCCACGCTTTGATTGACGGCGATATACTCACCGACATTCTGGCCAAGCTCGAAATCGACGTAGCCAGCGGCAAATCCCGTGTTTCCGGTGATGACGTAGGTAGAACCGGGATCGGTTTCGGCAGCCAGCGATCCGGTCGCCCCGCTTTTCAGCGTAAGCGTGAGGGTCTTGGTGGCGACGAGGACGGTGTTGGCTGGCCACGAAGCGCGGAGCTTCATACCTTCGCGATGCGGTCCGGCGGCGCCGATGTAGATTTCATCGGTGTCGTTGTTAGCGGCGGCGGCGGGGAGCGCCTTGGTAACGCTCAAAAGGGCGTCGGCACTGTTTCGGCGGTTGACTTGTTTTGACATACTTTTAGATGGTTGAGGTTGTCAGTTAAGTTTTGATCAGACCGTCTCCGCGTTGGAAAGGTTGATGGTTTGATAGATCGGAACACCCTGATACTCTTCGGGCATCGGAGCAGGAGCGCCGATGGGCGAGTAAGTGGTGCGGCTCACTTGAAGCTGCTCGATGGAGCGAGGCGTTGCGAAGATCGCATTCGGATTCATACCGAGTTCGCGAGCTTGGCGGAACGCCTTCGCAAGGAGGGCATCGGTGAGGCCCTTGCCCGAATCTGTTGCGATGTTTTTGATGCGCAGCGCTTTATTTTTGTCAGCGAGGCGAGGTGCAACACGGCCCGAGATCCAGTTTTGAAGGCAGCGGAGGCTGTTGCCGCTGGCGTCATTGACCGTTTCTTCAGTCCAGTCTTCACCGAATAGGAGGGTGTTGTCATTGCCGTAGACGTGGTCGCAGAAGCCTTGTCCGAGTTCCATGACCCAGACCGAGGTCTTGGCGGTCGAACCGGTAGCATCGACCGTATGAGTCGCGGCGCTGTTCGATTGCGCAAGGAATCCAGGGCTGGCCTTAATATCCGAATTTGCCTGAGTCGTGCCAGCATACCACTGCTGGTATGCGATGTGGCTAAGAACGGCCTTGGTCACGCTGCGAGCTTCGGCAGTGAGAACGCGGGCCGGATCCTTGCTGGCGTTGAGAACGCCTTGAATGTCCACGTTGATGAACTGCTCGATGATCGAGGTTTGGAAGATGCGCGAGGCGAACGTTCCCTTTTTGGCGCTCGTTCCTTCGTTGGCGTTACGGTAGCCAACGGAGGGGTTTCCGGTCTGGATCGAGAGCGTCACGGTATCACCGGAGATGGTGTCAACCGGGAAGACTGCGATTTCGGGATACATCGCGACAACTTCTTCAACGATGGGCATACCGATGCCCTCATCGATGGCGAGCTTGTCGACGAGCGTCACGGATCCGGTCAAGGAGCGGTGGAACGGAGTTTGCGATCCGCCGATGTAGTTGCGAGAAAACTCGCGAGCTTCGGAGTAGGTCGGAACAACGATGTTGCGGCCACGATCACCCAAGGCGCGCTTGGCGTTTTCCGCCCAAGTGCTTTGAAGGTATTGGCGAGTTCCCTTTTTCACGGGTTCGCTGACAATTTCGACGCGACCAGCGGAATAAGCGGGGTTTTCGGTTTTCATAGAGTCGAGGAGTTGGCGCTTGTAGTCATCGATGCTCAGGCCGCTTTCGATAGCCTTCGTGATTTCAGCCTGGTTGCGGCGGAATCCATTACCGCATTCGGTAATTTCAGCGGCACGCTTGCGATCTTCAGCGATTGCGCGTGCGGCTTCTTCCTTCGCGAGTTGGGCGATTTGAAGCTTGTTAAGTTCCCGTTCCACCTCAGCGGCGGCGCGGACTTCGTTTTTGGTTTCCGCCGGAGCGATCGCAGCGGGAGCCGTTGCGTTGTCGGCGCGTTCTTGGGTGTCTTGGTCGTTGTGTTCCATGGTAATGGAGGTTGAAAGTTCAGCGGCTCGTTGGCCGAAGATGGAGGATGCGTCACGGACTCCAGCGCCGTCGTCGGCGGGAATCGAAACAAGGGAGATTTCGAAAGGCTCCCAATCCATGACGCGGTAGGTCTCTTTGCCGCTTTGCTTGTCGCGCTTCTCCATGACGAGGGCGTGGACGCGATAGCCTACGGAGATTTTGGAGCGGATCCCGTCCTTAACGTCTTGGAAGATTTCCTCGCCCTTTGCAGAGCGGGAAAATCGAACGGTTGCGGCTCCAGCTTTGCCGTCGATGCGAGCGGATTCAATCACTCCCACCTGTTCGCGGGGATCGTGATCGAGCAGCAAGGGCGCGGAGTTATTTAACCGCTTGAGGCGAACGGACTTTGAACCGTGATCAAGAATCTCAACGCCCCAGGAGCGTTCAACCTGATCAGTTTCGGTTGAAAACACAACATCCACCGTGCGCTCGTCCTCGTTGATGGAGGAACGCGACAGGTCAAAGGAGCGGACCTGGGGTGAGAATTGTTTTTGTGTGGCTCTCGACATTGCGAGAGACACCACAAAACGAAAAAGAAACGCAAGAGGATTTTTTCCGGAATGTTGACTACATCACCCCGGCCTTATCGATCACAAATTTCTTAAGCGATTCCTTGGTTCCAAAGTTGTACACCTTTTGAGTCTTTTCCCATCGGACTCCGTTGTCGTAGTAGGTCACAAAAAAATGTCGGCCACATTTGTCTAAGACTTTAAGCTGCAAGGCGGAAATTTCTTCCAGCTCGACTCCAGCAGCATCAAGGGCTTTGGAAAATGATTTAAACGCATTCGGGCAACCGGCTCGCCTTTTGCGTTTTTTCTCGGGTTCATTCATATGTTTTGACGGTTTAATTTCGGCGCGGGACACGAATGATCGGGAGTTTGAGTGGGCTTTTGGTCAATCTCAATAGGCTGGCAATCTGGTGTCCTCTTGGGGGCTTGTTGCGACTAGCGAAATGGGTCGC